CGAATTCAATCTCAATCTTATGTTTCATTCTTTAACATCCTCTCGTTTTCCGTTACCGTTCCATCACGCTTCTCTATCTCTGATATATCCATAAGAACAAGAATTTTTGACGGCTTTTGATTGAAAGGAGGTAGTCACCTCTGTTACGTTAATCGTATGGGGCGACTTCAGGAGCCCCCATACGTAGTAATAGAGTGATGTTCTCCTTCTTTCAATCCAGAAAACCGTTTCACTTTTTCTTGTTACTTATATGTATATATAAGACAAAAAAGTGACGGTGACATTTATTTTTTTACAGAATATTCAATCGTATTTATCCTTCATCTTCGACGTCTTTATTTTCGATTGAGTCCGACGGAAGAATGACACCCTTAACAATTTTAAAATCACCAAACTTATTAAATTTTTTGTTAACGCTTGAGCGGGCATATGCTTTACCAAATAATTCTTCCGATCGTTCAATGACATCTTTGACTCTGACACGAACAACTCCGTCGTCATCCGGCTCCTTGTCTGTTGCAATGAGCGTATAGGCGTCAATAATATCTTGACGTTCCTTTTTCTGCTTATCCGCAACAACACTTCCGTCGCTTTTATCCTTCTGACGGATTGTCCTTCCGCCGATCTCGATGTCGGGACGAATGTCCTTCAGCACACCGCTCGAGTCAATCGAGTGAAGCGGATAGTTGAACCAGATATCCATATCCGGCGGCGTTGCGAATTCGCGCAGTGTTGCGCTGATCCGCCATGCCGTGATATGCTCGGCACGATCACCAGCTTCGATGATCTTCTTCTGCAAGTCTGACATTTGATCATCCGTCAGATGATCTTTTGCGTAATTTGTCATCTGATACTCGCTTTGAATGTCGTCGAGGCCGATATCATCGCGCCAGGATTTATCCAGTATGGCATCGAGAAACTTACTGATCGCAATGCAGGACATTCGGTTTCGGAGGAAATCATGCTGTTCCTTTTTAAGCGGAAGTTCGATGATGTCGAGCAGGGCATCCGGATCGCGGGCAAAGACGCCGGAACCGCTTGCGCGGTCCATTGCCTTTTTGCCGCCCTGGGCACCCTTGGAATGATGATGACAATAGATAACCGAACACCCGACTTCCGTTGCAATCCGGTCAAACTGGTTGCAGAAGAGGGCCATTTCCTGCGCGCTGTTTTCATCGCCTGTAATGACTTTATAGATCGGGTCAAGGATGATCGCAGCCGGTTTTACTTTCTTTGCTCGGCGGATCAGCTTTGGAGCAAGGCTTTTGAGGTCAAGCGCTTTGCCTCGCAGGTTCCAGATGTCAATGTTTTTGAGATTTTCCTTGTCCATTCCCATCGCTTCATAAACGACCTTGAAACGATTGAGGCAGCTTGCCCGATCGAGCTCGAAGTTGATATAAACAACCGGACCTTTCGCACATACCGGTTTCAGCCAGCGCGCTCCGTTTGCAAGGGCAATCGTGAGTTCAATTAGCAGGAATGACTTGCCGGCTTTTGACGGTCCGGATATCAGCATTTTGTGACCTTTGCGCAGGATACCGGCAATCAGTTCCGGTGCGAGCGGAGGAAGATTGTCGAGGTCAAATGTGCTGAGGTTTTCGAATTCCGGCAGGTTGTCGTTCTGTTCATCGAACCATTTCTTCCATTCCAGATAATTTGCCGCACCGAGGTTCGTGCCGATCAGGAACTGTTTTTTACCGCCGCGCTCAAGTCCCGGCATACGGGAAAAGCGCGATGCATTACGGTTCTGTTTATCAATCTGCAGACCGTTTTGCTCGCAGATTTTATACATCTCATCGACGCGCTTCCGGTATTCGTGTTTATTGCCGTCTGCGTCAATATGGACAATGGCGTGGATGCTCTTATTCCCGCTCGAAACGAGCGCAGCAACCGGAAGATTGAGTTTGTCGATAATTTCGCGCTGTTTGGCAAGCGGCATATTGTCGCTTTCGATCAAGGTATAGCGGTAATCCGTAACATTGGAGTCATAATAGCCCTTTCCGTCAACCGGATTGATGCGGATCCAGCCGCCGGCTTTTCTGTCGTATGTACCGACCGCCAATTCAATATCCGAATATTTTTTAAGGGCTTTAACGAGCTCGCTCTGCAATTTATTCGTACCTGAATTTGCCGGAACATATTTCTTTTCGTCTTTTTCTTCCTTCTCGAAGGACTGGACGCAATACGCAACATGGTCGGACGGGTCAAAAAGAGCTTCAAGGTACTGGATTAAGTCACGGGTTGGATTCCACTTTTGTGAATCCGGTTCAATAACTTCCATGTTCCCCTCCAGCCAGTTCGGATCAACAATCCGCCCGTCTGACGTAATTGCTTCATTCCATCCGACAGCCCGGTCATCTGTATTGATTTTATGAACGGTAAAACCAAACCGTTTTGCAATATGATAGATTGTTCCGGCTGTAACGATATTGCCTGTATCGTCAAATCCTTTCCACTTGCGTTCGCATTCGCCGCTGTGGTAACGTTCGGCGTCACCGGCGCTCCATTCATCCCAAACATGTACCGGAACGCCCTCGTGCTTGAGCGCCATACCGATTTGACACCATTCCTCATAGTCGAGGCTCGCCGGATCAATCGCATCAAGTGCCTGCCTTAGTTGTTCGTCCATGTTTCGGCTCCTTTCGGCTTATAGATTGATGGGTTAACGCCCTGCGGAATTTTCCATCCATTAAAGCTGATACGCGTGATCATGCTGCTTGCCTCATCAAATGTCCATGTGCCGACATGTTGGAATCCTTTCCCTTCGAGGAATCGGATCTGTTTTGGCGTCGTGAGACCGAGTTCTTTCCGTTTAATTAAGCGGTCGATGATCTGCTTTGCCTTGCCTTTACTTGCAATCGAGTCCGAGAAAATTCCGAACTTCTCAAGACATGCTTTCTGTTTATCGGAAATCGGCTCAAGCTCCCAACCGAATGACGGTTCATAACTTGCAAGGTCTTCCGCCTGGATCGAGACCTCGAACTGGAGCGGATCGACAAGTTTGCGCTTTTTCGTTTTCATCTCGGCGAGCTGGGCAGCAAGTGCCTGTTCGCGCTCGCGGACAATGTCGCGCTTTGCTTCCTGTTCTGTTTCCTCAAGATCGAGAGCGCCCTGCGCAGCCTCGATTTTTTCCGTCATCTTTTTGGCGGTTTCCTCGTTGTCGGCAATCAGATGAGCCGGACGGCAAAGTTCATGCCTTGCGGTCATCCAGAGGAAATCCAAAAGCAGAAGGTCTTTCTTCCCCGGATAAAGACGCGTTCCCCTGCCGACCATTTGCGAGTAAAGTCCGCGTGATTTTGTTGGCCGAAGGACGACGATACAGTCAACCGAAGGGCAGTCCCATCCTTCCGTCAACAGCATGGAGTTGCAAAGCACGTCATATTTCCCTGCACGGAAATCCGAAAGAATCTCGCTCCGATCGGCGCTGTTGCCGTTGACCTCGGCTGCAGAAAATCCATGCTCCGAAAGGATGCGGCAGAATTTCTGACTGGTTTTTACGAGTGGGAGGAAAACGACCGTCTTGCGGTTTTTACAATACGTTTCCATTTCGCCGGCAATCTGATCGAGGTACGGGTCAAGTGCCGTGTCAACTTCTCCGGCCTTAAAATCGCCGGCGGCAATACCAACATTCGTAATGTCAATCTGGAGCGGGATTGTCTGCGCCTTGATTGGTGATAGATACCCGTCTTTGATTGCCTGTGGAAGTGTATATTCGTACGCCAGCGAATCAAACACTTTGCCGAGATTCTTCTTGTCAGCCCGGTCCGCTGTAGCTGTAACGCCGAGCACATTGGCATCATAGAAATGATTCAGGATGTTTTGATACGAGTTCGATACGGCATGATGTGCTTCATCAATGATAATGGTGTCAAAATATGCTTCGTTGAAATTTTGCAGTCGTTTTTCGCTCATGAGTGTTTGAACGCTTCCGACAACGACACGCTTAAACGGATCCTCGAGGCAGCTGCTTTCCGCTTTTTCAAGTGCGGTTTTAATGCCGACAGCTTTTTCCAGCTTATCGTTTGCCTGCTCGAGAAGTTCCCCGCGATGGGCAAGGATAAGAACGCGATCACCATCGTTGACACAGTCTTTTGCGATATTAGCGAACACGATCGTCTTTCCCGTGCCGGTCGGAAGAACAAGGAGCGTCTTTTGACGCCCCTCCTTCCATTCGTCTTCTACCGCCTTGACCGCTTCTTTCTGATACGGCCGAAGTTCCATGTTTATCGCGCTCCTTAATTATTCCGGCTGGATCCAGCGGCTTACATTGTTGTACGTATTGCCGTTATATTCACGGTTTGTGAATTTTGCCATACCCTTACAGCCGACAGCCTGTTCCCAGTTCGGAACGAACGATTTACCCTTCTCGGCGATACCGATGCAACCGAAGAAATTACCGACAAGGAACATCTGATTTGCTTTAAGGAAGAATGTAGTCGTTGCGTATGCTTCGCCCTGCTCCGTGTTAACAGCGACCGTTACCTTGACCGTATTGCACGGCTTTTTACCCTTATCCGGATTGCCGTCATAATGGCCGCGTTCGTACGATTTCACCATAAACTCGTAATTGCCCGGCGACAGGACGATGTATTCCGGCGAGCCGTCCCACGTAATCGCCTCGTCCCAGTCGACGGCGCGCTCACCGTCTTCGCTGTTTTTGTTTGACTTGTTGCTGAAAGGGTTTTTGAATTCTGCCATAATAGTTTTCTCCTTTATCTCGTCATTACTATTTACTTCTCGTCATTTTGACGCGATTGATGATTAGAACGGAATGTCAACCTTTGCTGCCTGAACAACCTGCGCCCAGTTCGGAATAATGACTTCCTTGATGAACGATGATGGCCACTGCATGATCGGCATGAAGCCGTTCGTCTCGGGATATTTTTCCTTGTCCGGCGCAAAGCAACCTGCGTCAACAGCCCATACCGCGAGTTGCTGCGGCGTAACGCCGGCCCTCTTGGCGTTTGCAAGAACCTGCTCCTGTGGGCTCATAGCGCGCTTCTGAGGGGCTTTTTCTGCCTTGTCCGAGTGTTTCCTTGCATTGTCTCTCTCAACGGCCTCAGCGGCTTCTCTGGGCGATTTGCCGAAGCCTACCTGTTCAATTTCAAGCGCTTTTTCGTGTGAGACCGGCTTGCCTTCGATCGGCTTTTCCTCCGTTTTGGCGTTTGGTGCCGGTTTATGGTAATCGAAGACAAACCCCGCGATTTCCTTATAGTCAAATGCGAGTTCATCTTTGAGAGCGAGACGGTTTTTCGCATCCCAACACGGATGGTGTGACGTGTACATGACGCGCCGTCCGCCTTGTGCCTTTTTCTTGCCGTTGACGTCAGAAACGATTTCTTTGTAATTGGCAAAAAGGAGCAGGTCGCACCACTCTTTTACGAGCGCCGAGCACTTGGATCCGGCTTTATTGCCGAGCTTGAGTTCGTAGCGGTCATACGCGCCGGACTCATCCGGACGTTCAAATTTACGGATGATGCTGTGTGCCGTCAGAACAACATTGACTTTTACCGACGTCAAAGCCGTCAGCATGTCAAGCAAATGTCCGAACTCTTCGGCAACAATGGTGTAGCCTTTTCCGTATCCGAAGTCCTCGATTGACCGCTTTGCGCCTTTTCGGCAGACTGATGTTTCGCAGAGCCGCTCTGCCCAGTCCGCTGTGTCAATAATGAGTGTCGAGCAAACGGTAGGATTCTGTTTGACGTAATCGACCATCTGCAATAGTTCTTCCCATGTGTCCGGCTTTTTGGTCCGACGAACATTCATCATTTTTGTCGATTCTTCCGTGTCAATAAACAGCGGGTTTGGGAATTGGCTTGCAAACGTGCTCTTTCCGATACCCTCCGGACCGTAGAGCACCACTTTGATCGGCGTCAGCTGTACGCCGTCTGTAATCTGCAACATAGAATCACCTCCTTTCACTTAATCACGACGAACTGATTCCAGTCCTCGATATGTGCACCCAGAATAAATTCGCCGCGTTTAATTGCATCGCCGATTGCTTTTTTGTCCGGTTTCGGTTCCTGCGGCACGAGATAGATCGACGGAATCTCCGTGATGTCATCGACAACAACCGATGCCGGAGATTTCCGCACCGTCGCGGCAACTTTTGCCGTCTTGAATTTCTTGCTGTCGCCGATCGCGTTGATTGCCCACCTTTTGATTCCATCAACGTTTTTCTGACAGGTCTTTTTCCGCGCCTGCAGGTTCTTGATTTCGGCGTCGAGCGCTTTCGCCATTGCGTCCTCGTTCTTCGCCCACAGCAGCGCGCCCTCAATTTTGCGTTCGCGCTCGACATTTAAGTCGTCGAGCTTTTCGAGATCGATGATCTCGCCGGTTTCTTGATCGACGCACGCGGCAATGTCATCGTCGATTTCGTAAATCGTCCTTGCCATTTTTTCACGCTCCTCTCGTGATACCCATGTTTTTCAGATACTGATCGAGCACCGCATAATCATTGTCAAATTCGCGGTCATGATGATATAACGGCGAAAAGTGCATCGAGCCGATGCGGTCATCGCCGAAGAAATAACCGATTGTTAACCCTGCACCGTCGAATACCGTCAGCCGCCAGCAATGCGGCTCGCGGTGCATAATGCGGATGCAGACCGCATCCGGCGAATCCTCAAATTCGCGTGCGACTTCTTCCTGAATCCATTCCGGCAGGAAGTGCGTTCCGTCAATGTAATCTTCGTAATCCATTGTTTTCCCCTCCGTAACCTGCTATAATACAGGTAATTCTTTTTCTTAATCCGCGTCGGGGCCAGCCGATGCGGATTTTCTTATAAGTAAATCCCGATCGCCATCCCGATCGCAAAGCCGATCAGCCACACGAGCGACAAGAACGCTTTGCCGCGCGGCGTCACGTTGA